CCCCCGGATCCCATGCTCTACAATCAGGCAACCGACCTCGTGACCCGTCAGACCGTATGGGTCGGAACCCAGGTTGAGAACCTGCCCACGTGGACCGGCACTGAATGGAAATCAAACGGTAAGGGGCAGTCCCTTGGTAGTGATTTTGACGGTCTCTCTGCTGTTTCGTTAGCAGACCTCGCCACCGATTTTCAGGGGTGGGTCGGTCCCGGTCACCGTTACTGGTGCAACCCTGAAGCAAAGCGCCTCTCCTTTCCTGCCTGAACCCCCCCTGCCCTCGCGCCCTTCGGGGTGGGGGGCAGTCCTTTTGTGCGTTCGTGGATCAGCAGTGCCCCGGTGGGGGGGTGCCGCCGTCGTCGCCCGGCGCGTATATAAAACCCCCTAACTACCCTAACCTACAACTGACCCAAATCGACCTATAAATATTGATCGACTCAAAAAATTCCCGAGACTATATAATTCTGAAAAAGGTAAATTTTAATCCTTAAAATGAAAAAAAATTCCGGCAAAAATTTTGAGGCACTACAAGTTGATTCAATTACTGGGGAGTATTATATTACAATACCCGAATGGATTGTGAATGATCTTTCTTGGTATGAGGATAGTGAGATAAACTTTTCACTAGAAGGTACAGATCTTGTATTAAGTGAAAAAGAGGAAGATTGACAGGACATAGATAATGATGTATGATATGTAAGTAATCATTTAAAATTATGGCTAAAGGATTCACAGTAAAAGCAAATGTCCCAGCGACATCAAATAATGAACCAGAATGGGACTACAATAAAGCAAAGGAAATAGTAAAAGGTAAGTCCATTGTCTTTTGCCTTCCTGGTAGAGGAGTTTCATATACCTACCTAAAGAGTTTTGTACAACTTTGTTTTGATCTAGTACAGTCAGGAGCAAGTATTCAAATTTCACAAGACTATTCATCGATGGTAAACTTTGCCCGATGTAAGTGTTTAGGTGCGAATGTACTGCGTGGACCAGATCAACTTCCTTGGGATGGAAAACTAAATTATGATTGGCAACTTTGGATTGATTCCGATATTGTCTTTAATACTGAAAAGTTCTGGCAATTAGTTCTAATGGAGAAGGACATTGCCGCTGGTTGGTATGCTACTGAAGATGGACACACGACTTCTGTAGCACACTGGTTAGAAGAAGATGATTTCCGCAATAATGGTGGAGTGATGAATCATGAAACTGTTGAAAGTATTTCAAAACGCCGTAAACCATTTACCGTTGATTATACTGGTTTTGGTTGGGTATTAATTAAACACGGTGTATTTGAGAATGATGGAATCAAGTATCCTTGGTTTGCCCCTAAGATGCAAGTCTTTGATTCTGGTGATGTTCAGGATATGTGTGGAGAAGATGTATCATTCTGTTTAGATGCAATCGCAGCAGGTTTTGAAATTTGGTGTGATCCTCGTATTCGTGTTGGTCACGAAAAGACAAGAGTGATCTGATGTCCAATAAGTATAATATCCTTTGTAAGGGGCGTAAAATTTACATAGATCTTACAGAGGAAGAATACTTCAATACAATGGAGGATCTGGCAATTGATTTTTATCGGACAGGTTCTCCAAATCCAAATGAAATTGAAACTGAAATTATTGGAGAAAACTAATGTCTAAACGTGCCTCATTGAATGGTAAAGTTATTATTGAATCAAACCCCAAAACCACTCGTCAGGGTGATGGGGCAAATACTAAGTATGCCGCAACTTCTCGTAACTTAGCTCGTAAAAAATATCGAGGACAAGGTAAATAATCAAAGCGGGCAATATGACCCGCTTTTTTTATGGGATAAATATTTTTTTACTTACAGTAGTGACTTGGAACGTTTTTCAATGGGTAGACATCTTCTGTTAGAGGTGTATGATGTTAATCATGACCTTATTAATGATGCAATTGCCCTTGAAGAAATAATGCTTAGTGGTATTAAACGTGCCGGGATGACTACTCTAAACGTCTTCCAGCACTGTTTCATACCTCAGGGATGTACTATAGTCATCGCACTCTCTGAGAGTCACGTATCGTGTCACACGTGGCCTGAGGAGGGATGTCTAGCAATAGATGTTTATACATGTGGTGAAGGAAATCCAAAATTAATCGCAATAGAGTTGTTAAAATATTTGAATTCTGATAATTATTCTCTTCGTGAAGTAAATCGTTAAATAGGAATAGGAGATAGCAACCTCCTTTATAAAAGTTCTGTTTTATTCATTAAAACAGGAGCTAAAATGTTATTCGAGTCAGGAGATTCTCAAAAAAGAATAATTCAAGAGGTAATGTACGATTATGCACCAAAGCATAATCTTAAAAAACAAACTGAATTACATGAAAAAATTCGTAATGATGAAGACTATGATGATTGGGAATATGGTACTGAACCAACATATGGTTCTTTATGGAAGTAGGTATAAATAAATAAAAACTCTGTTCGATGGCAATTCAAAGGATATCCCGATCATTTAAAGATATCAGTTTATCCTTTGAACCACATCCTGTGACGAAGGATCTACCAATATTAAAAAATGAAAATGCAATTCGCAGATCTGTAAGAAATATTGTAGAAACTATTCCAACTGAAAGATTCTTTAATTCACTATTAGGATCTGATATTGGAAGAAGTTTATTCGAATTTATTGATTTTGGTACTGCATCAGTCATTCAAAATCAAATTGAAATCTCAATTAATAACTTTGAACCAAGAGTTAATAATGTTAGAGTTGAAGTAGATCCTATTCCAGATCAAAACACATTCAATGTAACAGTGATTTTTGATATCATTGGACAAGAGTTTCCAACTCAAGAATATTCTTTCCTATTAGAGGCAACAAGATAAAATGCCTTTTACTAAATTTACAAATCTAGATTTTGATCAGATAAAAACTTCTATCAAGGATTATCTCCGTGCTAACTCCACATTCACGGATTTTGATTTTGAGGGATCTAATTTTTCAGTATTAATTGATACGTTAGCATATAATACGTATATTACTTCATTTAACTCGAATATGATTGTGAATGAATCCTTCTTGGATTCTGCAACTCTTCGTGAGAATGTTGTTTCATTAGCAAGAAATATTGGATACGTACCTCGTTCCAGAACGGCAGCAAAGGCGCAAGTATCATTTAATATGTCTATAGGTGCGAATACACCTACAGCAACTCTACAGGCAGGTCTAGTGTGCGTAGGGACCGTTGATAACTCATCATATATTTTTTCAATTCCAGATAATATCTCAACAAATATTGTTGGTGGTGTCGCATCTTTCAATGAAATTGATGTGTATCAAGGAACATTTTTAACGAAGCAATTTACAGTCGATGGATCATTAGATCAAAGATTTATACTGAGTAATTCATATATCGATACATCCACAATTTCAGTTTATGTGAAGGGGGTAAATGATAGTGGTCTTGGAGTAGAGTATTCTTTAGTCGATAACATTCTTAATGTAGATTCTACATCACAAATTTACCTCATACAAGAAGTACAAGATGAAAAATATGAATTACTCTTTGGCGATGGATTAATTGGTAAGAAATTAGAAAATAATGCGGTAGTCACAGTAACTTATATTGTTACCGATGGTAAGGAAGGTAATGGTGCATCTTCATTTTCTTTTTCCGGAAGCATTAAAAATGCTGGTGGTTCTCCAATTACATCTAATAATGTAGTCTCAATTACAACAAACCAATCATCTCAGAATGGTTCCGACATTGAGACTGTTGATTCGATTAAATATTTTGCCCCAAGAATTTATTCTGCGCAGTATAGAGCAGTAACTGCACGTGATTATGAAGCAATTATCAAAAAGATTTATCCAGAAACCGAATCTGTTGCTATTATTGGTGGAGAAGAATTGGATCCCCCAGAGTTTGGAACAGTAACTATCAGCATTAAACCAAAGAATGGAACTTATGTTTCCGATTTTCTAAAATCTAGAATTCTATCACAATTAAAACAATATAGTATTTCTGGAATTAATCAAAAAATAATTGACCTTAAAGTATTATATGTAGAAATTGATACTTCAATATATTATAATTACTCTCAAGTTTCAGCAGTTGAGTCCTTAAAAACAAAAGTAACTAATTCACTTACAAATTATTCAAATTCTATAGATCTTAATACATTTGGAGGGAGATTTAAGTATAGTAAAATTGCTCAAGTTATTGATAATACAGATACTGCTATAACTTCAAATATTACTAAGGTAAGAATCAGAAGAGATTTGAAAGCACTTGTAGGTCGCCCTGCTCAATATGAATTATGTTTTGGTAATAGATTTCATATAAGTTTATCTGGATATAATATCAAATCTACTGGATTTAAAATCTCCATTGATCCAGATACAGTATATCTAACAGATGCTCCAAATTCGGATGGAAAAACTGGAGTCGTGTCCATAGTAAAACCTATCAGTGATGGCACCATAAGAACCATTGTAAAATCTGCAGGAATAGTTGATTATTTAACAGGTGAGATTAAGTTGGGAACATTGAATATTACCTCAACTTCATTGAGCAATGATATTATAGAAATACAAGCATATCCAGAATCAAATGATGTTATTGGATTGAAAGATTTGTACTTAAATTTTAACATTTCAAAAAGCACAATAAATATGGTAAGAGACGTAATTGCGTCTGGTGATGAAATATCGGGAACGGTATTTTCTAAAGATGAGTACTATAGATCAAGTTATTCAAACGGGAATTTAACAAGAAATTAATATGATACAGACTGGATTTGAGTCTAGAGTTAAGGTTCAGCAAGTTATTGAGAGCCAACTTCCAAATTTTATTTTGGATGAAAGTCCCAATGCAGCAGAATTTTTAAAGCAATATTATATTTCTCAGGAATATCAAGGTGGTCCAATTGATATTGCAGAAAATTTAGATCAATATTTAAAACTTGATAACTTAACTCCCGAAGTAGTAGTAGATAGTACATATACTACTACTGGAATTTCATCTACAAACACTACAATCACAGTCAGTACTACTAAGGGATTTCCACAAAATTATGGTCTATTAAAAATTGATGATGAAATTGTTACATATACTGGATTAACTACAAATACATTTACTGGTTGTATTCGTGGATTTAGTGGTATTACAAGTTATCATGCAAATTTAAATCAGCAAGAATTAGTATTTTCAGAATCAACTGCAAAAATTCATTCTACAAATTCTTCTGTACAGAATCTCAGTTCATTATTTTTAAAAGAATTTTACAAAAAATTAAAATATACCCTAACACCTGGATTAGAGGATCTTGACTTTGTTTCTAATTTAAACGTTGGTAATTTTATAAAGGAAGCAAGATCGTTTTATCAGGCAAAGGGAACAGATGAATCATTTAGAATTTTATTTAATGTTCTTTATGGAGTAACCCCAAGAGTTGTAAATTTAGAAGAATTTCTAATTAAACCATCATCTGCAGAATTTATCAGGAGAGAAGTCGTAATAGCAGAAAGAATCTCTGGAGATCCTTCTAAACTGGTTGGACAAACTATCAAAAAATCAACTGATGATATTACAAGTGCGTCCATCTCTGAGATAGAATCATTTACTAGAAATAATAAGCAATATTTTAAAATTTCACTCTTTGTTGGATATAGCGATATTTCTGCGGTTGAAGGTAATTTTACAATTACACCGAATACAAAATGCCTTGAAAATGTTTCTATTGGATCTTCTGTAATTTCTGTTGATTCTACAATTGGATTTGCAGGAATTGGAACAATCATATCGGGCATTAATACCATTACTTACACAAGTAAGAGTATAAATCAATTTTTTGGATGTATTGGTATTACATCCACAATTTCTTCTACAAATGATGTAAGATCTGATGAAATTTATTATGGTTATGAAGATGGAGATCTCACTAAGAAAGTTGAATTAAGACTTGCTGGAGCATTGTCTCAATTTGTACAAGTGTCCGATAATCTA